GACAGCGCGCACTCGGTGGCGCCGGTCACCTCCATCTGCCACTGCATCTGCGGCTGATAGCGCTCGATGATCACTTCCAGCGGCTCGCGGCCGCCGACATGCTTCACTTCGACCGGACACGCCATCCACCAGCCATCTAATGTGGCAGCGGCCCATGGATGCAGCGGATGCACAACGACTTCGCCGCGACGTGACACTGGCCCGTTCTTTACCTCGAACCAATCAAGGTTTAGCTGCTCGGTCGCCTCGCCGAGCCGCACCGGCCAGACGTGCGACAAGTCCTCCGGCTCGCCCTCGCCGATCATCTCCTGGTACAGGCGCATGATGGCCTCGGCGTCGCCGGTCATCAGGCAGGCCACGCGAGAAGCTGTGAGTTTCCCGGCGCGAGCCTTGATTTGTACGTCGGTCAGCATCTACTCACCCCCGATAGAGGCCGTGCGAATCCGTCGTGTGTGTCCGTCCCGCACGGCCCCGTCGCTATGGCACTCATTGTTTTCAGTTGAGGTAGCGGGGAGCGAACCCGACGCCTGGATGCCGGGCTCGGTGGGTCCATGGCTCCTCCCTTTTTCGTTACGCGGAACATCGGGAAACGGTCGGAGGATGCACTCGCCGGCAGCGCGGCAGAACTCGGGGTCGCAACAGCCGGCATAGGACGTAGCCGGCCGGAAGCACTTCGGGCTCCACCGCTTCATGGCCGCCTCCGCACGCCGTCCAGCGCCTCAAGGCCACCGACCGCACGCTCTTCCATCAGCAGCAGCGCAATCGCTTTCACCGCCTCGGCGTGGCTTGGCGAGCCCTGCACCAGCGCGATCACGTCGATGGCCCGGTCGATCGCCCACAAGTCGATCGTCGGCTCGGAGCGGCGGGCGGCGGTGGTGATGGGAATGGCGGTCAAGGTCATGACGTGGCCTGCTCGCGCGAGACTTCGGTGATCGTGGGCTTGACGTAGAGCGGCCTGTCGAGTGCGGCGCCCTTCTCCGTCAGTTTGGCCACAGTTTCCGCCAGGGCCTCGTGAGCTACCAGCGTGACGGCGATCCGCCGCTCGACTTCGGCGAGGTGCGCCTTGGCGTCGTCGTGCTCTGCGGCGAGTGCGATCCGCGTCTCGTCAAGCTCCTTGATGTGCCGAGACAGAAACGACGCAACACGATCGATGGAATACTCGGCGCGCTGCGGTGCAAACTCGTTGGCGGGGCGCTCCAGGGGAGGGGCGTTCCGGAGCCGCTCGGCGAGCTCGTCCATATCGACCGGTTGATGATGAGCACGGTCCTGTTCGAGCGTCGGCTCGACGCGACTGTGCATGCGGATTTTGTCCATGATTTTTGTCATGTCAGACCCTTCCTCGGCATGGTTGGCGGGCATCGGCGCACGGCGGCGCGATGGTGGTGATGGTGGTGATGGTGGTGATGGATGCGGGCGCCAGCGGGCGCGGCGGGGCTACGGCGAGCCACAGCCCAAGGGCAAGCCCGATCACGAGCGCCAAGAAAAACGCCTCAGGCGGCACGGCGCGGGCGGGGCGGAACCAACTGCGGCGGGTATTCATGTCGCCCTCCAATTCGATGAGGGCACTCAAGCACAGCTTTAGTGTGCTGTCAAGCGATGCTTTACCTATGGAGCATTATTATTTTTGCGAAGCCAATTAGGAGCCCGCTGGCTCGATTTACGCGACTTCCCCGCGTTTGCTATGGAGCGCGTCGATCATGGTGGTCAGCACCGCCCGCTCGCCCGGCGGAAGTGCCTCTATGCGGACCTGCAGGTCATCCGGCGAAGGCGGATCGCCTGGCCCCTCCAACAACCAAGCCACCGGAACACGCAGTTTTCTTGCGAGTTTGGGGAGCTTGTTCAGGCTGGGTTTGCTGGCGCCCGTTTCCCATCCCGAAACTGCCTTATCGGTAATGCCGAAGTGATCGGCCACATCTTGCTGGCTCATCTCAGGTACGAGCCGCTCGCGCGCTGCCTTGATGCGTTTTCCTAGCGTCATCTCAATAGCATAAAGCGCCGCTTTATGGACGCAATGAAGCAATGCTTGACTTTCAGGTAAAGCTGTGCTTGAGATCGTGCTCATGAGCAAGGAAGCGCTAAAGCGCGCCATCGAAGCTGTTGGCGGGTTGGCCGGGTTGGCCCACCCGCTGGGCATCTCCGCGCAGGCAGTTTCGCAGTGGGATGAGGTTCCTCCGCTGCGCGTGCTCGCCGTCGAGCGCATTTCTGGGGTCCCACGGCACGAGCTTCGGCCGGATTTGTATCCGCTGCCTGAGGCGTGCGCATGACGCGGAAAACACACAACAATTCCCATTTTGACCTCCCGGTAACCATCCACCGACCGGACTATATCGCAGGTTGCAGTGGGCGGCCATCGGGGAATACCCGCGTGTTGCGTAGCGTAAGGGGCGTTGTTCCATGCATGGAACTTTGCAGGAAACTATTCCGCGGTCAAAACGGCGCCGCCCGAAAAGTCGGACACGAATTGCGGACCCCCAACCGATTGTGTTTCGGGACCTCGCGCGCCTCGCCTTTCCCCTCAAACCCACCGCTGCGCTCGGCCACCTCACCGGCTGTTCGCGCAGCACCATCCAAACTTGGCTTTCAGGCGAGCATGAGCCGCCGGCCTACGTGCTGGCGATCGTCATCGCTGAAGTGATGCGCCGGTTAGCCGGCCTGTAGTCGTGCGTACTGCCAACCATCAGCGGAGCCTGCATGACGCACGCCTTCCCGCCCAACGTGGCCGACGTCCCCTTCGCGCTCCCGGCCGACGTCGTGCTCGACATTCCCGTGCCGCCCTCGGTCAACCGCACGCGCCGCGTCGATCCGGCGGCCGCCCGCGAGGTTGAGGCCTGGAAGAAATCCGCCGACATGCTGCTGATGGCGTCCGGCCAATTCCGCGCCGCAACGCGCGCCGGGCTGCCCGAGCGGTTCGAACTCACCATCATCCTTTCTGAGGAAAAGTGCGGCCTCGATCCAGATAACCCAATAAAATCGGCCATCGACTACTTGCGCCGCCTCGAGCTGATCAAGAACGACGACAAGCGCTATATGCGCCGACTCACCGTTGAATGGGGCGAGGCACCTGCAGGATGCAGGCTTGTGCTGCGGGGGGCTGCATGAGCGACCCGTTCGCCAATCTTCCGAGGAGACACTATGGCGCGATCCTCGCCGATCCGCCGTGGGCCTTCGCCACATGGTCGCACAAAGGCCAAGGGCGTAGCGGGGAAGCCCACTACAGGACAATGCCCCAAGCCGACCTTGAAGCCTTACCGGTGGCCAGCGTGGCCGCGCCGGACGCCGTTCTATTGCTGTGGGTCGTGCAAACGCAGTTGCCGCAAGCGGTGAGACTCGTCGAAGCTTGGGGCTTTAACCAGAAATCGGTGGCTTTTGCTTGGATGAAGGGTGATGGCCTGCCGCTTTTCCCCGATGACGTGACCTTTCAGATGGGTATGGGGAAGTGGACACGTGCCGAATTCGAACAGTGTTGGTTGGCGACCCGGGGAAATCCATCGCGGTTGAATGCCGACGTGCGCCAAGTCCTGACCGAAAAGCGCCGCGAGCACAGCCGCAAGCCTGATGGCGTGCATGAGCGGATCGAGCGCCTCGTCGCTGGCCCCTACCTCGAACTGTTCGCCCGCCAGCGCCGTCCCGGCTGGGATTGCTGGGGCAACGAAACCGACAAATTCGGCAATGGCTGGGACGAGATGTGGGCCAAGCCCTTCGACTTCTCGCAGGAGCCAGCATGAAGACGGGCGATTTTGACTGGACCGACGAGGCGATCGCCGAGTTGCGGCAGCATCACGCCGACGGGTTGTCCACCAGCCTGATCGCCGAGGCCATGCGCCGTCCCGGTCAGCGCAATTCGATCATCGGAAAGTTGACGCGCCTTGGCATCACGCGAGATGACCGCCCGCCAGCGCGCAAGGTGAAGCCGAGCCCGAAACACCGCCCGGTGAAGCGCGCACCGCCGCCACCGCCCGAGCCGATGCCAGCGCCGGACGTCGATGACAGCAATATTCCCTTCACCCAGCTCTGCACGCTCATGCAGCTCACGAACGAAACCTGCCGTTGGCCGGTGTCCGGCGCCGATTACACGCTCTACTGCGGTCATCGCAGCGCCGACCTCGCGGCGGGACAACCATACTGCAAATCACACAGCGATCGCGCGCTGGCGGGGAAGGGGCGGGCATGACCGAAACCGTCGGCTTTCCGTGCCCAAACTGCGACGCCCGTATGGACGTGAAGGACTCGCGCGCGACCCACTATCACAATCGCGCATCGATCCGGCGCCGGCGGCGATGCCGCAAATGCGGATGGGCGCTCACCACCTACGAAGTCATGGACAACGCTGTCCTGAAAGCAGACGCGCGGCTCGGCCCCGTGATGCATAGCCTGCGGCGTGCGCATGAAGCTATGGGCGCGCTCCTGACCACATTCGATATCGAAAGCGATGCAGACAAGCCCGCGGCCAGTAATGGCCAAGGCGAGGAGACGCGGGCATGATCCGCATCAAGAACTGGGAAAAATTCCAGCATTACAAGCACCGCGATCCACCCTGGATCAGGGTTTACAAAGGGCTGTTGAACGACCGGGAATGGTTTGCGCTTGATGACGGCGCGGCCAGAAAGCTGGTTGAGTTTTGGCTGATCGCCAGCGAGAGCGACGGCGCCCTTCCAAACCCAAAAGACTTGGCATTTCGGCTTCGAATTACCGAGAAGCAGGTTGCTAGCGTGCTTTCCAAGCTTTCGCATTGGCTGGAGCACGATGCTAGCACGACGCTAGCAGAATGCGAGCGACATGCTCTACCAGAGACAGAGACAGAGACAGAGACAGAGACAGAGACAGATAATACAGAGACAGATATACGGGCGGTCGCAAACGCGACGCGCCCCGATCGCGATGAAGCTTTCGAACAATTCTGGAAGGCTTACCCCAAGCGAGAGGGCGCCAACCCGAAGGCTCCAGCTCGGAAGTCCTTTGATGCTGCCGTGAGATCGGGAGCCGATCCACCAGCGATCGTGGCTGGTGCCGTAGCCTATGCGGCCGATCCATCAACAAAAATCGGAACGAGCTACGTAGCCCAGGCGGTGACGTGGCTGAACCAGAAACGGTGGCAGGACCATGTGGCAACAAGCGGGAAAGTCGATGTCGATGCACTCGAACGACACCGGCGGGAATGCCTCAAAAGGCCAGAAGCGGAAATTCGGCGAGATACCGGCGTGGGCTCAAGCTGGCCCAATATCCCTCAAGAATTTCGATCTTAGAATGGAGTTTTATGGGGCAAACGTGAAGCAGTGGGGAAACAATTGGCCGTTTCTGTCGCACAATCCGGACATGGTTTCGACAGCGGATGAGGAGGCTTGGATGGCCTATTTCTGGGATCACCTCGGGGGCTATCCGGCTACTGCAAAGCTCTTTCGGGAGGGCGCGATCCGATATTTGAATGTTCCCGAGGCGCGTCCGGAGTTGTTCGACCCGTCCTATGTAGGCGGCCGCACAAGGATCGCCGAATGAAATTCGCCCCCTGCTATGTGTTTTGCCTCGGCATGTACCCCGGTTATTGGATGATTCTCCGCACCGGCTGCGAGGTGGACGCATGACGGCGCCGATCAGCAACTATTACCGGTGCTCGTGCCACGGCGCGCTGGAGTGCCCCGCCCCCTTCGACAAGCGCTCAGGACCGCGGCCGCTGGTGTGTTATTCCGGGCCGCTGTGGCATGTGGCCTATGTCGAGCCGCGCGCCGAATGGCACGTGGCCGGCAACGTCAACAGCGAGCTCGGCTTCGGGACCTTCGTTCCGGTCGAGCGCTACCGGCCATTACCTGGCATGTCGCCGGTGACGCGGCCGCTGTTCCTGCGCTATGTGCCGGTGCAGGTTGATCCATGCCGCGAGGATTGGCAGGCGGTGCTCGACGTCGATGGTGTCGTGGATGTGCTGCGCATGCCGGGCAGTGACGCTCCGGGCTATGTGCCGACCGCGCGCATCGAGGCTCTGATGAAGGCCGAGGCGCTCGGGATCTTCGACCGCACCACGAAATGGCCGACGCATTTCGAGCTCGACGAGCTGGTGCGGGTATCGGACGGGCCGTTTTGCGGCCTGAACGCCACCATCACGGAATTCATCCACAAGCTGCGCAGCGCGACCGCCAGCAAGCGCGCCAAGGTGCTGCTCAAATTCATGGGGCAGATGACGACGCTTGACTTGCCGGTGACCTCGTTGGAGAAATTATGAATATTGGATAATAAATGGAGTTTGCCCATGAATATCATCCCAGCATGCGCCCTTCTCCTCGCGCTCACAGCCTGCGCCGCACAGCCCACCAGCGCCAGTTTTGCCCGCGCCGACGGCCGCACGGCTGATCCCGCGCAGCTCCGGCTCGCGCTGGCCAAATGCAAAGGCGAGGGCGCCAGCGCAATGGCCGCCAGCAGCCAAGCCACCACCCCATATCCGGAAACCGTCGTCGCCAACTCCCACAACGAGGCCAACATCGTCACCGCCTGCATGGCCCGCAACGGCTATCTCGCGCAATAATATTTCGTCCATTTGACAAATCACGCAATTCGGCATAGTTCCCGAATACCTGACGCTTTCGGCTGATCCACGGACAGCAGGACATCGGGTGGCCCTCTCGCTGCACAGGGTCGTCGTGAGGTTCGCCGCTACGGTTTGAGCCTCACGGCAGCGCATTGTCCTTCGACAAGTGCTCAGGATAGTCCGACCGCGGGACGATGAAGTGGGGCATCGAAAGATGCTTCCATACGGCGGAGGGGGCCTCTCTCAACGATGTCCTAGGCAACATTGTTGATGATGCCCCTATTTCCACACGCGTCTCCAAAGCCGCATTGATTGTTTGCACACACGCAAATCACTCGTTGAGTGACTGTTTGCACACAAACGATCGCTCCAGTTATCCACAGCCCGAAAAGCACCATGAAATGCCTTATGCTCAAAGTGAGCATTGACTTTTCCATGGCCGTTGGTGTCGCGTGAGCGCGAGCCGCCCGAAAAAGGGCCTCGCCTCGCCCGCGCAGCGTCGCAACGGCAAGCGCTTCCTTGCCCTCGAGCAGGAACGCGGGAGACGATTCGCGCGCCACAAAAGGCTCGCGCGCCTCACAGCCCATGAGCCTCACGACAAAGAATCTCTCCGCCAACTCGCCGCTGATGCCTTCGCCGGGAAAATCCCGCGCACGCCACCCCGAAAGTCCACTTAACACCGCCGCAAATTCCACAGCCATCGCGCGGTCGCGCGCGGCCTCAACCTCCACACCGCCGCGAGAAAAAAAGGAGCCGCAAAATTGGGCAGCGGACGGCCATCCGAATTTACACAAGAAGTCGCCGACGAAATTTGCGCGCGACTTGCAGCAGGAGAATCCCTGCGCGAAGTCTGTCGCGACGAAAATATGCCTGACAGAGGAACTGTTGTGCGATGGGCGCAAAAGGACGAAACTTTTCGCGGCCAATACGCGCAGGCGAGAGAGAGGCTCATGGAGCGCTGGGCCGAAGAGATCATCGAAATTTGCGATGACGGATCAAACGATTACATGGAACGTCGCGACGGCACGACGGTCGTCAATCAAGATCATGTTCAGCGCTCGCGGCTCCGCGTTGATACGCGCAAATGGCTGATGTCGAAGCTGGCGCCGCGGAAATACGGCGACAAGGTCGAACTCTCAGGTCCTGACGGTGGTCCGCTGATCGTGAAGTGGGCTGAGCCGGCGGTCGATGATGCACCGCAAAATGAACCGCCGATCGGTGGACTGAGCGTGGACAAGCCGAAAACCTGAGTGTTTTCAACGTAGAGCGCTCCCTTGGTTGGGGAGCGCCGCTGTTGCGACGAGATGTTGCCGCACCGCACTCGGTTCTGCGAGACTGACTGATCGCAACAACATCAATGGCTTAGGCCGCATTGTTCGCATGTATGGCATATGCGCCACACGGTTCACAACCAAGGGAGCGACTGATGGATCAGTTCACGCGGCTGCTTGGCGGCAGCAGCCAGGTTGAGGCGACGAAGCAGGCCTATGACCAGCAGCGGGCCTATGCGCAGGCCCAGAACGTGCCCAAGGAACTCGGCTTCTTGGACCGCATTGTCGGTCTGCGCGGTGGGTTGGATGAGTTGCACGAGCGGCTCTGTGCCTTCGGTGGCCGCGTTGGCGTTGGCAACCCCGCAGTACCCACAGCAGGTGCTGCGCCCGAGCGGCCCCCCGGCCTCCACGGCGAGCTGGCGGTGGCCGAGGAGCGGCTACGCTCGTGCATGCAGGTGCTGGGCGCGCTCAACGAGGCGTTCTGACGATGTCCGGCTGGTGGGCGTTTGCGATCGTGACGGCCATCCTGCTCGGGCTGCTGGCCTACTTCGGCTGGGCCATGTGGCAGATGACGTTCCGGGGGTAGAGTATGAAGTACCCCGAGTACGCTGGTATGTCCTACGAGCAGGCGTCGCGAGAGGCGGCACGGCTGCTCGAGCGGCCGGGCTGGTACGTGAGCTTCGACCGGCTGACGGAGTTGCACGCCATCATAAGCCGGCACGTTGAGGAAGCGTTGGCGGCTGGCCACTTCGACCTCATCCCACAGCACGCATGGCGGCCAGAATGGCCAGAACAGTAGTCATCCCCTATGGCCCCCGCCGCATCTTCATGCCGTATCACCGGCGGGCGCAGCGCTGGGCGTGCATCGTGGCGCACCGGCGGGCCGGCAAGACGGTGGCGTGCATCAACGACATGGTGAAGCGGGCGGTGACGTATGGGCAGCCGCATGGGCGCTATGCCTACGTGGCGCCGTTCCTGGCGCAGGCCAAGGAGGTGGCGTGGGACTACCTCAAGCGGTACGCGCAGCCGATCATCAAGGACAAGAACGAGGGCGAGTTGTGGGCGGAGCTGATCAACGGGGCGCGGGTGCGCATCCACGGGGCGGACAACCCGGACCGGCTACGCGGGCCGTATCTGGATGGGCTGATAGCGGACGAGTATGCGGACTGGCGGCCGAGCGTGTGGGGCGAGGTTATCCGGCCGATGCTGACGGACCGGCAGGGTTGGGCGACGTTCATTGGGACGCCGAAGGGTCACAACGCGTTCTACGACATGTGGGCGGGGTCAGGGGCGCGGGCGGGGGCGAAGGACGATCCGACGTGGTTCACGGCGATGTTGAAGGCGAGCGAGACGGGGATATTGCCGGCGGATGAGCGCGCGGCGGCGCGTGCGGACATGACGCCGGAGCAGTACGAGCAGGAGTTCGAGTGTTCGTTCGAGGCGGCGATTCTGGGGGCGTACTTTGGGCGGGAAATGGCGGAGGCGGAGCGTGCGGGGCGGATATGCGGGGTGCCGTATGACGCGGACTACCCGGTTTACACGGTGTGGGACCTTGGCAAGGGCGCGCATATGCCGGTGTGGGTGTGGCAGATCGTGGGGGATTGGGTGCATGTGATCGACTACGTCGAGGGGGAGCATTCGGACGGGATTTTGCAGGTTTTGAAGAAGGTTGACGATCTGGGGTATCCGATCGAGGCGGACTACGTGCCGCACGATGCGCGGGCCACGGAGATTTCTACGGGGCGGACGCGGATTGAGACGATGTTGAAGGCGAAGCGCAATGCCCGGTTGGTGGCGGATCACAAGGAGATGGATGGGATCAACGCGGCGCGGCTGACGATACCGCGCTGCCGGTTCGACCGGGTGCGGACGGCGGACGGGTGCGAGGCGTTGCGGCAGTTCCGGGCGGACTATGATGAGGTGCACAAGACGTTCCGGGATGCACCGCTGAAGAA